CTGCCTCACGGAACGAATCACCGTTGGGTCAGCGTCGGGATAGAGAACACCGTCAGCATCGAAGACTCGGAGAAGGAAACCCGACAGGAATGCCGGGAGACCCCCTCTCCTACGGAAACCGTAGAAGAGGTCGGATCCGACGTACCCGCGAGAGATTCCCGTGAGGAAATCTTTCTCGAAGGTAGGAAGGGAGATAGCCAAGAAGGCCATCCCTTCATCCTCGATGCGAGACATAGCATAAGCTATGTCTCGAGAGACGCGCACATGATGCTGATCACCTGCCTCTTTAAGGCAGGCGACCCAGAGCATGACTACGCTTTTCACCAGCTCCTCCAATAGAGGTAGTTGGATCGTAGCGTGGAACTGCTCGAAGCCTCAAACCACGCAGAGTCTCCTTTTGACAAGGAGTTAGCTGCGTGAGGGCGTCAACTCTCGCTTCCGGCAACCTTGGTAAGGTTGGCAGAAGTGCTCCAGGCCACCAGTGCGTTTGCAAGAGCAACCACATCAGCAACGGCAATGCCATTTTTCGGCATGTCGAGCACGATGTGAGCGCTGTATGAAACGTTCTGGTTGGTGGATGGGACAAGCGGATCCGCCACGACCAAGCTCTTTTGGAGCTTGACCGTGTGCCTCGTTCGGCGACCACTGCTGTGCAGAACAGACAGGTTAGTCTGTCCCGTCGCATCAGTGAAACTGCCCTGATCCAGGGCAATTCCCGTTCGAGGCAAGGACACAGCGGTCCCTGAGATGGTGACGCTCTGAGGGTCGGCAAGAGCCACAGCCCCTCTCCTCTCTACGCCTCCCGGCGATGAGTTCCCTTGAGAACATCCCAAGGGAAGATGCACCCATCATCTTTTGATGGGTACATTAGGACTCCTGGAAAGACCAAGAGCCCCGAGAATGGCCCACTGCTGTTGGGATAAATCCCAAGTGGGCCCGATCGAGTACGGGCTACTCCCTCTTCTGATGTGCCTCTTCCATTCGAATGTCGCTGGACCAGACCTTAGCCCTGAGGCTACTGTCTGGCCAGGATTATCGGATGTGAGGTCAGAGAAGTGCATCATCCCACGGCCCTCCTCATAAACGGAGAAGCCGCAGCTTGATGCTACGACCTGATTGTCTGCGACTGATTGCTGATACCGGATTAAACCTCCGACATCAACAAACCAGTTCGCCAACCAGGTCCAGGGAGTTAGGTCATACGCGGTGGATTCAGTTAATCCTCCACCGATGACGCTCTCGGCAAGTTGTCTATACTTGTCGAGACGCCCCATCAGATCGTGCGGTCGAGGTATGAAATACTCGAACGTACTGAACTGACGAAGGCTTGTCGTCACGTAGCATGACCAGGTGATGTTCGCTCTCAGCTGATCGGTGAGGGAAAATGGTGAACCAGGTAGTAGTTTACCTACCTGGCCAGTCATTGGCCCACACGCGATCGGTGAACTAGTTGAATACCCGAACTTACCGGATGTTACTCCGGAGTCCGAGTTATCACCTAGCTTCTGAGAGAGACTCCTACGAATCCGTCTCTTCTCCATAGCAACGTAGCTACGGAGATGGGTGTCCCATTTCTGGACCACCTCAGCCATTGACTGAAGATCGGAGATTGTTGGGCTCACGCCGAACAACCAGTTGAGATATGACCCTGCCGCTTCGGAGACGTTGCGAGGAGC